GAATAATGTTCCTGCTGCAAAACAACCGCCTGAGGCCATTCCACCGGCGTCAGAAACCCCTCCACCATCGTGAATTCCGCTATCGTGATGACTATTGTTATCATTCTTGCCGTGAGTACCTGGGTCGGTACTAGGGTCATGACCGTTTCGATCACCACCGCCGCCGCCATGATGGTAATAATGATGCTCTGTAGAAGATGATCCTTCAACATGCAAGACACGAGTAGATTTAATTGTCTGCTCAATGTGATCCATATATCCAGTGGCGGCATATCGTGCTTTCGCAATAGTACCACTGAATTTTTCATTATCTGCACTTACATCAAGTATTTTAAATTCTGCTATACCGGTTCTAAATCTAATATCATTAGTATTTGGAATAAAGAGTGATCCTTCTAATTTTCCGAAACTATCAGTTGTTAAAGTTGCAGTCGGTCCATTAGGATGTTGAGTTGCCTTATCTTGAGTATTTCCATAATCTATATTGAAATCAGAAGAGAACTGGAATGTTTCTTGTTTTACCCAAGAATCCATCCTAGTACCATTAAAGTAAACATATACTTGAGAACTCGGTCTTAATCCTTGCGCTTTAAAGAATACACGCTTCGATCTCATAAACGGTATGAGAGTTACACTTAGTACTCTTTCACCAATCACTTCCTTTACAACTTCATCTTTTACTATTGTATTTACATAAGTAGTTGTTGAGTGAACACCACTTGATACCTTTTTATCTTTATCTCCCACTTTTAAATCAGATATCTTAGTTCCGCCCCAGTTCCATTGCCAGTTATTCCAAAGCACAGCTTGTGTCGTATCTAATTTAAATCCACCGTTAACAGCTTTCTTTGCAGCGATATTAACTTCTCTCCACTCATCAGAAGCCGGAGAAAGATCAATATCACCATGATATATTGTAGCTTCAAATGGATTAATTTCAACTGACTTTGACGCCACGCCTTGATCAAAATAAGTAACACTAGTGAAAGGTAGATATAAGTTATCTCCTTTTTTTACAACATGATCCGATTGCGCAGAATCATATATCATACGAATATTTGTTTCATGATGTAGAGGTCTTACAAATTTTATTTGTGGATCTATAGAAGCACGATAGTCGGCATTTCTAATATCTGAAAAGATTTGAGTAGAGAAATTATCGACAAAGAAACCAGCTTTTGTTCTATTGTTTCCAGCTGAATCCAATACCTCAAAATTTTTGGTCTCTGTTTCAAGTAAGCTTAATGCAGTTATCTCTTCTAATTTTTCTACACGATCTTCAAGTTGACCGATATCGCGCATTGTAAATCTTTTATGATCATATTTAGAAACTCTTATGTCTCTATCATCTAAACTATTACCAAAGAAAAGCACATCATATAATGGTAGTGTTCCTACTTTACGTTCAGGTTTTGTAGGAGAAAAGCTCGGTACTCCTTTATCAAAAAACAAAACACCGTCTCTATCAACTACAAGAGTGTCTTTTCTAGGAATGTAATACGTAATATCCGCTTGTATAGTATCATTTACTTGTGGTAATTCATGAATACGTGCACCTTTAGTAGTATCTAAGAATTGACCATCTGAATCAACTACAGATCTTAAGTCAATGACGTTTCGTAATTGTACGGTGTTACCTGAACTTGTTCTATATGACGGAATTTTATCATAATCAACTTCACCAGTGTAAGAGTTTATGCAGAAGAAATCACCTGTTGTGCCATGATCAAAGTACTTATATCTTACAAAAACTGGTTTATTAGGTGCAGAAAGTCCTTCTTTACGAATCAATTTACCTAAATCATAATAGTTATCTCTTTGTCCGTTATCTACAGCATATGTACCGCTTAGATCAGCACCATTTGAATCTGTTTCTCGTATACGTGTAACTTCAAATATATCTGCTTTACCAAGTCTAATTTCTCCTGCTGAATCAGCTACAGTAATAGTTGTTTCTTTTAATTCTTTTGTTCTTGGAGTTGCATTTGCTTTGTTTACATAGACAAGAAGATCCATGTTTGTTTGGTTAGCAGGTAAGTTTACAAGAGAAGCTGATTGTGTGCCGTTAGGTGTACCACTTACAAAGTTTACACCTAGAAGAATGTCACTATCATTCTTTGCAATAATCCAATCATTCGAATTTGCAAATGTTTCACCAGTTGCCGTAAGAGCTGGAACAGTTGATTGTCCGGACGAATTTGTATTTACACTAATTCTTCTTTGTGTTGTAAGAACAATATCGTCAAATGCTCGAGGTCTTGTTCTAGGAATATCAAAGAGTAATGTATTCTTTTCAACATCTTCAAGACGCGTTTTACCAAGAGGACGATATGGTTTAAAGTTATCAGTTGCAGAAGTACCAATAATCGCCGCATCTCTAAAGTTATTTGTACCAAACATTTCGATGTCAAAAATATAGTAACGATAGAAATTAGTATTTCCATCTCTAACTACCTGTCTTACTCTACATCTGCCGATTTGCGTACCTGATCCCCACGTAGTGTTGTTACGTATTTCTTGTTCTTCAAAATTATTAATATTAGGTATACCTGAAGTATTTCCTGCAGAATCAACATCTACAAGTACATATTGACCGAATGCGGCTGCAGTGACTTCGTTTTCAATTTCTTGTGTAGTAGTAGGTTTTGGTACACGAATTTTAGTAGGCATAAAATTATGTGCTCTATATCCGTCAACAACTGCAGTACCATCACTAATATTTGCTAATAAATGACTTTGTTCTGAATCTTCTGTAAAAAATAGTTTATAAGTTTTTACGAGATAATCACCAGAATTTTCGTGTATTCGAGTTGCCACAAAGTCTCTTACAACTTCATACGAATTACTTAGATCTACGACTCTATGAACTGCGCCATCAACAATTGAAACGACAGGAATAAAGTTATCGTCAGCTGTAATAGAGCTTTGAATAGCAAGAGTAAGAGTAATTTTTAATCTGTCTGCGCCAGGAGATGAAACATTTGGTACTGCGCCTTGATTGTCATAAAGATCGTTATCATCATCTACGTTTACAACTTGTTCTAGAATCTTATACCCTACAATTTCTGTAGGGTCATTAGTATACTTTGATACAATAACTGACTGTGATTCCGTAAACACAAAAAATCCTTTTGCATAATATATGCCTGTACCGATTGACATGCGAGTGCCGGTGCCTACTGCAGGATTTGCATCTGTATTTGTAGTCTGAACTTTAAGAGATACAGAACCGTTTGTTATAGTTTCATCTGGAGCAAATCTTACTGTAACTGTCCCTGATTGAGAAGCCGGTGCATTTGTATAAGCAACATAAATTGTAGCAGGATCAGATCCGGCCGCGGCGACAACTTCAATGATTCTTGCAGTAACACCTGACGTATTACCAGTAAATGTTGTACCTACAATCGTACTTGTATTTGTTGGAAGACCGAGAGATGAAGTATTCAGTTTAACGAATTCATAACCCGTATTTAAGATTCTTTCACCAGGTTTTACAACTCCGCCTTCTTTAAATATATTAGAGCCGAATCTTTTGATTTGTTCCTGAATAATAGTCTGCATCTGCGTAAGTTCGCGAGCTTGCAGAGGACGTCCACTGTTAAATAAAATTCTGTGATAATTATCACTGTCTGTAAAGTCATCTCTATATATGTTAGATAATGTCGATGAATTAAATAGAGTGGCCATTCTTTATATCCTTAGAATTGAATAATAACTTTAATGTCTTCATTTTGTGCTGAGCTTCTATCAACAGGAGTTCTATTATCTATAAACAATACTTCACCAGTTGAAGGTAAAACTTCAGGTAGTCGTGCTGCAGAATCAATTGTGCCTTCGCCACCGCCATTCGTTTCTTCAATTAACTCTCCGTTTTGGAAAGCTACAAAACCAGTCTGATCTGTTTGGTGATAAAAGAGAATATCTGAATCAACTTCATCAATAAATGCTTCTGCTAGAGTTGTTGCACCTCTGATTCTTTTGTCAGCAGTAAAATCAGTAATAATTGCGCTAAGCTTCATAGATTTCAATGCATTACCAGTTGTCTCATTAAAGATTGTGTTATCACTTTTCTTAATATCACGAATCAATCCAACTTGTCTAAAGTCTTGATTTACAATAAAATCACTATCAGTACCTTTTAATTCTGCATGAAACATAACCGATGCTGATTTCAAATCTTCTCGTGGATCGCGGCCAATACCAGAATCCGGTCCAAGTACAGCGCGAGCTTGTGCATTTAGCGTAGCTCCACCGCCATTGAATGTAATTGATGGGTTTGTATATCCAGAACCATGCCCTTTGATATCACCATTTGAGCTATCTTCCATACGAATACGAACAACTTGTCCTGTTGCAGAATCAATAGTTATATTAAAACTTGCACCATTTCCACTTGGATCTGTAATTGTTGCAGTTGGAACACTCGTATAACCTGCACCACCATCTGTTATAATAATACTTAAAATTTCTCCAGGTGTTGCTGCATTTTGCACAGCTGCTTGTTTTAATTGAATACCTGTTGAATTCGAATCCGTAGGACCTTGTAATAGTGCAGGCATAAAGTTTGCAGATAGAAAATTATTTGCTCTTTCTGCACTAATTGTAAATAAGAACTTCCAAACGTATCCGTCAGATTCTCTACGTGAGTCCAAATTTGCATGTGTAGGTTGCACAATGGAAGGAACAGCAGCACCAGTAGCATCACGACCAGTTTCTAAACAGACATAAACCGCACGTGTTTCATTCATTACGTAATAAGGTAATGTAGGATAACCGCCTTGCTGATCATCAAATTGCGAATATATTCTACCAGATGACCATGTATTACGTGGAACGACTAGCGAAGATGCTTCTACTTTCTTTACAGACTGTAAACTATTCCGAAACGCTTCAGTAGTGGTAGGAGTATTTGTTGGTGTTGGTACCGTATCTGAAGAATCCCACTGTTCTGATCGACCAATACCGATGTAATATTTGCGCGTATCACCGGTAAATTGGTCAAAAAAGTCCTGTGCAATTTGTCTTCGTAGGGCGTCTGTTACAATTGCTGGCATTTTCTATGTCCTATTAAGTACTAATTTGTGCACCTAAATCGATGCGTCTGTAATATCCTGCGGTACTGTCATAGACTGCAAGACATGGTGCACCTGCGTCACCATCTGTTACAAAAATAAGGTTACCGTGCGGCGTATTGCTTGGCACATTTGAAACTGAATAATTGCGTAAATCGATCTCTACTGCTCTTGCCTTTACATAATCTGAGTCAACCGTATTATTTACAGCTGCTGAATCAAATGCTGTTCTTGGTAGTGAAAACCAACCTTCGCTATCTCTGAAATTAAATGTATTGGCTGTGCTATTATAATGTACAGTTCCTTTTCCAACAGAAACGCTATTAGACGCATTATGACCTAGTTGTATATAACCTGCAGGAGTATCTGAATCACCAATTCTTATTTGAGGTGCTGTTTGACTAAAGTGGATGAAATCAACACCATCAATTGTTTTGAAATTTACTTTTGGAGATCTGATATTTACGCCATTTGAATCTACAATAGAATTTCCATTGAGATCCATTGAGTTTACAACTTGAACATTTGCTTGAATCGGTCTACCAAATGCAATATTTGTACCATCATTCTTAATTGTAGTATCGCCCAAATGAATAGTTGAACCACTAAGATACAAATCTTTCCATTTACGATTTGAATCACCGAGATCATATGTACTATCAAGTGATGGTACTACGTGGCCTGCAATAGTTGATAATTTATTATAAAGAGCTGAGTCAGTACCCGCATTCTGCCTTAGTTGAACATAATCACTGTCAATTAATTGAATCGCTTTAGCAGAATCAATCGAATGTTCTTGTATAAGAATTAAAGTCAATGCGGAATCTTGTGCAATACCTGCTTTTAATGAAACATATGCAGAATCAACTGTAGAGTTAATAATACTAATTGTAGCGGCATTTACCACTGTTTGAATATTTGTATCTAGAACAAGAGTACCACTTGAATCCGGTAAACTAATTGTATTATCTTTTGTAGGATTAAGAACGGTTAATGATGTTTCAAATGAATCAGCAGTACCTTCAAATATAACTTTATTGCTGTCAAAGGTGACTCCTAAATTAGTACCAGTCGCACCGGTAGTAATTTGCAGACTTCTTACATCACCATACAGTTCTGTGAAATTATCATTTATTTTATTGCCGGCGGTACGTAGATCATCACCGGTTCCATCATTACCGGTAGTTCCGACATTAATAGTTTGCTTACCCATATTAAATCCTACAATCTGAATTAATGTTATTTATATAGTTTTTATAGGCCTTCGATAACATATTGGCCAATTGTTAACTGACTTGTATCTGCAATATGACCATCATCAACATAAGGTACACAGAATACATCATACTGCCGTAGATCCATTGTCTCGTATGTATTATCAAATCTCATTGCAGATGCACTTGCAGAATCTGCAAAATCATCAAACGTTATTCCATCAAGTGGGAAACCACCCCATTCATCTAGATTACTATACCATGTTTCGAAATATGCCATTGTGTTTGTGGCACCACCATAAAAATCAATGGTACGTAATGGATTCATGCGCTGTGGACATCCATCAGAATCTCCGCCATCATCAGGAATTAGTATTGTTGTATCTGCTTCAGGGCTAAAGGTAAATGCTGCGTTAGCTACAACTTTCAATGTTTTATCTGGATCTGGATCTGATGAAGCAGTTAAAATAGTAACCTTGCCTTCACCTTCAAGTACTGTTTGTGCTCCTAAAAAGAACCCAGTAGGATGTACAAATCTACGATAAAGCTGTTCCCAAGTATTAAGAGACACAGGTGATTTAATTAAAACCGATAGTATCTGATATAATCTACCGTCTGTAAGAACAAAGGCCTGTTCAGGTCCAATAGGATCAACACCAACTTTTAATATAGATTCTTTTGGAAATATTACTTCGATATCTTCTTGAAAAAAAGCTCTGAAAAAACCTTCTGCAGAATAAAGTGAACCTTTTACTCTAAAAAAGTTACCAAAATTTCTTAGTGCTTCTCTTGGAAATGTAAACTGAGTGTGTGATATACCTAACGCAAGTTCATTAAATACAAAATCAAGTCTTGTTAACGTAGCCTTTTGTAAATCTCTTATTGTATTTAATTCAGCGACAGCTCCACCGAAGTTCTCATCTGAATCTAAAAATTCATAATATCCTTCTAGAAATTGTACTAAACTAGGATATGACTGCTGAAAATATTCAGGTAATACCTCTTGAACCAAACTTCTTCTGAAATTCGGGTCAAATCTAAAATAATCTTTTGTTGTTTCAAACGTTGCCATTAGATACTAACTTGTAAATTTGGTGTCTGTCTATCGAGTCTTGCGGTTGCCGAAGATCTATCCTCATCGAGTGCGAGTATGTAATTTCTTAAAGGTTCTATTTTTCCTGAATCTTGTGGCTCAATATTTATTTTCATAAATGTTTTACCACTAACAATTTGACTTGGATTGAACCCAATAAATGTTACTTTACCTTTCGCAGCGTCATAAGAACCTACATTATCAAGTAATACGTTTCCTTCAAGGTCAAAAATTTGCAAAGTATTAGATGATAACTTATTTTTGACTTGTGCCGGCACGCCGTTAAATTCAATAGTATCCGATTGAACTCTATGAAATACATCATCAGGTGTTGCAATAGGTATTGGAAAATTTAATGTAAAATTATTAGATGTGTTTACTGTTATGTTTTGTCGCATTTGTACTTTAAGATCAATAGTATTAGATAGAATAGCTTTATCTAATGCATCAATCTCCGTTTGAAGATTTGATTTTCTAAACACCTGACCAAAGTCTCTAAGAAAACTATTAAAGTAAGTTTTCATAAAGCTCATAATTTGATCTTCCATTGCTCCGAGAGTTGTGCCTGTAAGACCAGGATCAAATTGGAAGTTGTCATTAATTTCGAGAAAGACATAGATAGGATCTACAAATTCAGGCTTTATTGACATGACTGCAAGATTTGTAGTATAGTTAGTTACAATTGCATCTTTTACTGCTTGTTGTACAGAGCTTGAAGTACCATCAGTAAAGTTAATTGATATGTATACCTTGCCATAATCAATAGGAATATTTTCATCACCGCTCCATACAGATACCGAAGAAACTTGTGGAAAGTTTGATTCAATCATAGCTTTGTAGTCAAGAGAAGTAACAAGTCTCTGTTGACCAGCATATGCAATCGGTGCAAGTTGTCGTATAGATTCTATAGATTGTTTTTCCGCACCACCGCTTGATTCAGTATCTGTTACAATACTTAAAGAATATTCTACACCACCTACTACAATCCCGCTTGTAGGTGTAAAGACTGTACCATTATTTGCAAGAGGTCCTTTACATGAAAGATACTTGACTTCAACTTTTTCGCCGGGATCAGGCGATTTACCGAATGAAACACCATCTCCAAAGTTTAATTCATAGAATCCGTTTGGTGATTCGTGTAAAGAAAAGTGTGTAGTATCTGCATCAACTTGAATAGCTTGACGAAGAGGAGTAAATGTTGTAAAGTTAGATGAACTTGTTGATTCGAACACTTTGACTTCTGCTGTAAGTGTATCGATTGTTTCGTCAGGTATGATATAGATTTGTCTTTCTGTTTTTTCACCGACAATAAATGTCTTAGTTTTTTCAATCCCTTCAGAGATAGAAATCTTATCACTACCTGCTGCGTTCTTAAATACATACAATCCTGTACCGTCGTCACTTGCATTAATGGCTTCTCTTGTTCTAAATGTGTATGTCACGCCATCAATAGAACTTGAGAATTGTTTTCCTTTATCAATAGTTAATTTTGCTGGTCGACCAGATACACTAGATAAATTTACAGAAATATTAATTAGTGCATTTGCAGCAGTACGAGATCTTGTCTCATAACCTAACATCTGTGCATGTGATACAACAGAACTTCTTAATTGTGCTGTGGTAAGAAAAGATTCATTGAGTGCAAAGTTTGCGGTTAATCCATTTAAGTGTGTATTATATGCAAGAACATCAAGTACATTCGAAAGACCCGAAGCTTCGAAGTCATAACTCGAAAATTCTGATTTACTTTTTAGATGGCTCTTTAGACTTTGCTTAATATTATTAAAATCTAGATCTGAGGATTTTACTGTACTTGTTGCCATTTATCTTAACCTTGTCAAAGTTAGATCAAGTACAACCAACTCAGATGTACTTAATACTTGAAATTCTACTGTAACTACTACTTCGTTTCGTGATGGATATACATTACCATCAACTCGTAGTACTTGAGCTCGAGGCTCATATAGATCTACACATTCGATTATTTTTTCTGCTAATATGTCAAAGTCTGTTTCAGTATCTAATTCAAAGAGAAAAGCATTTAAGTTACCACCAAATCTCATATTAAATGGCTTTTCAGTATTATTTGTAAGTAAAAGATTTTTTACAGATTGCTTCACGTCTGCTGCTTCGAGCTTCTTAAAAAGATCTCCGGACGGTTTCGGTGTAAATGTTAAATCAATATCCGAATACGTTTGCTCTCTTGCAACAACAATTGACTTGCTGGCAAGATTACCGTCTTCAATAGAAAATGCTTTACTTACTGCCATGGTGTTACTATTTATATCCTTTTACAAGCATTCAATAATTTCATTTGTACTTTGTACGAAGTTGTTAAATCGTGTTTCAATCGAATTATCAAATGTTGCTTTATAATCTGATCCAAGTTCAGGCATAATAAGAATAATCTGCGCAGTTAATGTGCCACCTTGCGGGTTGAACGTATCATAACTTAGTATCATCTTTTCAAATTGCAGTGAATCTTTCCACCAAGATGCAAGATCAAATGTTTTCTTTGGGTCAATATTGCCTGTTCTGTCATGTAATTCGTAAACAACGCATCTACCTCTAGATTTCAAATCATTAACACCAAGTGTTGTCATGCCTTCATTAACATACTTACGGTATATTCCTTCGGCAACTACAAGACGATGTTCACTATATACATCATTGTCAATCATAATTGCTCTATTCGCATTTGCATTCAATAATAAATTTCTGGCTATGTTTGTTTTTTCTGAATTATCAATTACATGATCAAATGTAACTGCATCACCGTATCCACCTAAAAATCTACCTACAACAATTCCTTGTGCTAATTCTGTACGTGATGTAATAAATTTACCGTCAGGTTTATATTTAGAATTAATTGCAACTAAACGTTGTCCATTGCGTACAGATCCTTTAAATCTTTTTGTTTCACCGCCTGGATTTTTACCAAGAACTTTTTTAGATTGTGCTCTACGTACTGTAGCTTCTCTTCCTTCGATACGATCTACATCATTCGGTGCAGCATTTGAGAATGAATGATGCATAAGACCTTCGGCTAATATAGTTCCAATAAATGTTTCGTTTTGCTGATTCAGTGGATCTCTTAATTTTGATCTAACTTCTGCAGTTGTTAGTGTCCTATCTGAAACACCACCGTAATCTGCATCACGATTGATTTGATTATAAAGTAAAGCGCCTGGATCGATCAACACTTCACGTACTGCGTGTTCATGATTTGCAAGATAATCTGTAGCAAGTGATGTTGTAAATTCTGTTGTGTTTACATTAGTTGCTGGTGTAAGAGTAACAGAAGATTGTGCACTACCTGCAGATGCACCGAGCGCCGCAGTACCTGCAGTACCTGCTGTATTTGCATTTCCTGCTAAGTTACCGTTAAATGTCGGTGCTTCCATTCCTACGCTTGCATGCACGCTGTTCGATGCATGCATCGATGTAGAATTTACTCGATCAATATGTGCTGTAGTTCCATAATAAACTATTTGATCACCACCTATTGTACCAACTGCACCGAATACAGATAAGTCATTAGCACCGATATTAATATCTGGGGAAGACATAACTGCTTGAGATTCGGATGTCATACGCATAACATCTTTTGATAGATTCTCTAATACACCTTGTACAAGATTTGATTTATTACCTTTAATATAATACTCTTGATTTCCATGTACCAGTCTTGTTTCGTTTTGTGTAATTTGTGTACTAACGTTACCATTAATTAAAGATTGCACATTCCCATTTACATCTTGTCGTATGCCACCTTTCACATCTTCTAATTTATCACCAGCTACTGTGACGTTAAAATCACCACCTACATCTAAATCAAAATTACCATCAACGCGTAGTTTAAGATTGCCGTGATATGCAATGTCACCATCACCCTCGATGATTATCTTTTCATCACCTGCAGTAACACGTACCGTGTTCTTAGAACTGTATAAGAGAATTGTACCGTCAGGTTGGAATTCAAGACCTGTACCACTCTTATGTTTGATAAGAATCTTTTCACGGCCAGGTGTATCGTCAAATTCAGTAACATGTCCAGCAATAGTTCGTCTTACTTGATTGAAAGGATATTCGGCAGAAATCTGATCAAGTAATTCTAGATCAATACCTTTGTCACCACCACCGTATGGTATTTTGTTTTCTTCAATACCACGTGCTTCAAGATTTGTAGATTGTTTTCCTGCATATTGTCGCAAAGGAAATACACCTGAGTAATCTACAAAACCATCTGTAGCACTTTTAACATCTTTCTTTTTTCTATCTTCGTATGATTCTTCAGCCATTATTTACCCACCTCCACCAGTGAGAAAGTTCAATATATTTACTGAATTAGGTCCTGTGCCTTCAAGAGGGTTTTCTACTCCAGCATTAAAATTTAGTGCATATTTTGCAGCATCAAATCCAGGTCCATATATAAATGAGTTTCTAGTTAGAGTTGTATTAACACCTGCTATTCTTGCTGTAAAACTTATAAAATCAGAAAAACTAATATGTCCTGTACCAGGTAATGCTCTCGTACAAGCTTCAACGAACAATTTATATGATTCAAATTGTTCATTTGAAATACTTTTAACACTTATAAATTTGAAATTCTTTTCTGCTGCAGTGCACGTGTATCCTGCATCAAATCTAACTACGATTGAACTTTTATGTGCATCATTTACTACATCTACATGTTTGTTAGCTTCTTTTGATCGTGCTAAGGCTGGCACCTCTGTGTTAAGAATTCTTTGTATAGTTCCATCTCTAAGAATTATATAATGAGTACCGCTTGAATTCTCTTGCTCTGTTCCATCTCCAAAGAATTCTTTTCTTAATTCCTGTATTGATTCATTAAATGCCTTGGCGCTTTTTTCTCTTTCATCAATCGCATTACGAGTCCACCCTACAACAATGAGATCGATTTGTCTTCTAGTTGAACCAAGTTCTAATTCTATTTCTTCCGCAGTATGTGCAGTAGTATAGACAAGTGTTGTAACTGGTCTGTTCTTCGGCACACCTATTTCCTCTACAGGTGTCGAAGGCTGAATAGTATCCGGAATTGTTTCTGATTTACTGACAGTTTCTGAAAGATTTGTGAAACCGCCTTTATTAACAATATCTGGTATTTGATCTTGTGATAGTCCTGTTGCAGCAATATTAGAAGTTCCGGAAACAGAAGGTAGATTTGTATCTAAATCTTTAAATGCAGGAAAGCCTTTGGATAAAGAAGCAATTGTCCCTTGAATGTTTCCGAAGTCTATTCCCATAGAGCCGAAAGGATTCTTTACAGAAATATCTTCCTCTGATAATCCAGTCTTAGCTCTCATTCTACCAATAAGATCTGAACCTGGTGCTAGAGGATCACCTGTCTTGACATTAAGAGAAGGCACATCTATCTTCGCTTTAAAAGAGCCAAATGGATTAGAAAGCTGTGTCATCTGATTCTCTGACATTATTTTTTGTGCAGACACTGCCTGAGCACCGACATTAGATGCAGATATATTTGCTATTCCAGCCGTAAGATTACCGGTAAGACTAGTAAAAGTTTCTTCTGGTATACCAAGTTTTCTAAATTTTTCCTTTGTTGCCGGATCATTGGCCGCAATTTCAGCATCTTTTTGTGCCTTTTCTATGACTTCATTTATTTGACCTTCAGTAAGATTTAAGCCTTCCTTATTTGCTTTTCTTATACCTTCTAAATTGCCAGGTGTAAGTATCTTATTTACTACTGTTTCACTAATTGATGTTTTACCTGTAAGAATATCGAGTGCAGCTTTATTTGAAGCAGTTTTTGTATT